TTTTCAAATAAGTGTATTTTCTACTTCAATGGCAAACAGTTTTGAAACTGCAAATAGTATTTTGCAAGCGCTTCATGGTTATAGTGGAATATTTGGCGATTCATCCGATCCTTCAAGTTTTCCAATATCTAAAGCTGATGTAGTGTGGTTATATAATGGATACGACAATGAGATCAATCTATTTAACATTTTTATGGATTGCACCTTATATATTCCAACATAAGATTTTTTGATTATTTAATGAAAAGGAAATTTAATTATGGCACTTCCAAATAAAGTTTTACCTGGGTTTAGCGCAACCCTTTATGCTCAATCAGGCGCAAATCCAACACCATTAACACTTGAAGAATTAAATACATGGGCTGATGTAAATGCAATTGCTATTAGCTCAAATGTAATTCCTGTAGAAGCAGTTCCAGCATTCGGTCAAGATGATGCAGTTGCATCTTTTGGTGTAGCAGGTGCTAGACAATCTGACAAGATTCCTACTCAAGCTGCCCCTACTTCAATGACAATTACTGCGGCATGGAATCCTGCTGACAGTCAATTACAATTAATGAGAGATGATGCCTACAATGGCACTATTGACAGAACTTTTGTTGTTCTTGCTACTGATGGTTTAGGTGCTGATGTTGCATATGCTTTTGTAGGTCGAGTTGGTGAATTTAAAGTTGATTCAAATCCAACTGCCGAAGCTAAATGTATGTTCACAGTTCACCCGCGCGGTAATTTATATGGTTGGACAAACAACTAATTAAAAAAGGAAAAGAAATGACAACACAAATTAAAACAAGTGATGATCTATTAAGTTATTTGGTATCCCAAGCTGGTTCAGGTCAAAAGAATTGGTTTGGGTTTGCCCAACAACGCTTAACAGGAATTAATTTAGCCCATGAGATTGCAAAGCACCATGCGGATAAACTCACACCTGAAGAAGCAGTTGATTATGCAATTAAACTAAATAATGCGATTTATCATAAAATAATTAAGGCAGATTAATGGGAGTTACATTTGCGGTCAATGGGTTAAAAGAAACTCTTGAAGCATTTAAAGAATTTCAAGAACAATTTGGCGATAAAGACGCAAAAAGTAAAGTATTAATCCCAGCAGTAAGAGAAGCTATGAAGCCTGTATTGGCTATGGCTAAAACTTTATCACCTAAAGACACAGGTGCATTAGATCGATCCTTGTATATAACTGCAAGGCGACCTACTAGAAAAGATATGAAATCAAGATATATAACACCAAACGATTCAGTTATATCCCTTGTTTCATCTCGACCAATTCCTAAAAAAATAAAAATGAAATTCCATCAAGAGTATGGAAATTTAAAAGGTAAAGATTACAAAAAAGCCAAAAGAAAATTTTATAACGAGCAAGGCATAATGGCTGATGCAAGAGCTATTGCAAACGAATTTGGAACTTCCAATATGTCAGCAAAACCATTTATGCGAATATCATTAGAATCACAAGCTCAAATGGTAGCATCAAAATTAGGTATGATTTTAAAACAAAAAATGGATTCATATAAAGCTAAAAATTTAACACCAACAACACAAGGAAAATAAGATATGAGTAAATTAGGATCAGCCCTCGGTAAAAAATACGAGGAAAATAGATTGTCAGTATTAACTAGGTCGTTTGAATTAGGCAATCATACATTTAAAGTAAGAGTGCCAAGCGTTCAAGAAATTGAAGCTATTTATAATTACTTTAAAAATCCTAATGAAGACAAAATAGAACAAGAATATCAAACCATGATTAAAATGTTTGGCGATCCTAAAGATAAAGAAAATACAGAAATAAAAGATAATGATATTGTGGTTGAAGGCAGATCAATGAGAGAAACTGCCAAGAATAAACATATTTTGCAATATAGAATTACTGAATATATTAAATTTCTAATACCTGAAACGGGATCATTAGAAGATATAACTTATGAAGATGTAGAAGCTGAATTTCCATTATCAGTTCAAATGACTTTGGTGGAAAAAATTAACGAGGTTATTAGCCCTGACTATAAAGACATAAAGTCAAAGTAGTAGGCTCGTTAAGAACTCAAGTTCGAGCGTCTATGGTTTTTAACGGGCATACAATACAAGATATAGACGCGCTAGATGAAGCTACAATGAACGAAATAACAGTCATGTATGCTGATGGGTTAATTGGGAATAGAAACCTTATAACAACCCTAGGAACGCTTACCGCAGGGGTGTTTAATTATATGCGCCCAAGTAGTAGCATGCCTTATAGTCTAAAAGCCGTTATTGGTAGTGCTTATGATTATATTTATGGTGAAGAAAAAGCGGATGTAAGCCAATCTTTATTAACATTTATGTCGCAAGCGCCTGGTTTTAGTATAGATAAATTTAAAGGTTAATAATGGCTATTATTTCAAGATTAGCGGTTTTACTTGGACTTGATGCAGGCGAGTTTAATGCCAACCTAGGTAAAGCTAAAGACAAAGTAGAAGGTTTTAGCGCAGGCGCTAAATTATCACTACTTGCCGTTGGAACTGCTTTTGCTGCTTCCGCTCGCGAAGCAATTAACTTTGCAGACAAAATAAATGATGTTGCTAAAGCCAATGATATGTCAGTCCAATCCGTATTACGGATGGCGCAAGCTTTATCTGTCAATGGTGGAAATACTGAAGATGCTGGCAAACTTATGGCTGCATTTTCTAATAAAGTTGATGAAGCGGCTGAAGGATCATCTAAAGCTCAAAAAGCATTTTTATCTATTGGCGTATCTCTTAAAGATTTAAGAACTCTTGCCCCTCAAGAACTATTTGAAAAAACTGTTAAATCCCTAGCTAATGTTGAAGACACTACCAAGCGCAATGCGCTTGCAATGGATATGTTTGGTCGCGCCATTAAAGGTGTTGATATTAAAGGCATGGCGGAAGAATTTGAAAAGAATAAAAATTTATTTAAAGGATCGGAAGAAACTTTTAAAAGCATAGGAAATTCTGTTGATAGATTAGATAGATTCTTTATGAATTTAAAAGTAACGCTTGCTAATGCGGTTGCCCCTGCTTTTGAATCCTTAACTATTGCAATGGAAGATTGGCAAAAAAGATCAAAAGGAGTTGTTGATAGATTTGCTGAAATTAGAAAAGAAGCTGGATGGTGGGCGGCTTGGAAAGATAAAGAAGGTATTGCAAAATATGTTGCTCCAAGTCAAAGAGAATTTGGTTCTGTTCAAGGTGCTAATGTTCCTGGCATTATGTCAGGCATTGGCGGAATAGCCGCACCTAAAAAAGATGTTCGAATTGTTAAAGATGATGAAATATTAGTAAAACAAAAAGAATTTTATGCAAAAGAAGTTCTTATATCTCAAGCAAAAATGGGAAGATTGCAGATTGAAAATCAATTGGCATTTGCTCAAGAAAATGAAAGAAAAATTGCGCTTGAATATTATGATCTTCAACAAAAAATTATAGCTTTACGCAATGAAAAGAAAATGACAGATCAGGATATTGCCAAATATGCTGAAGTAGAAAAACAAAGAATTATGGCAATGGAAAAAACTTTAGAAGATCAAAGAAGTTTTGAATATGGATGGAAAAAAGCTTTTGCTTCTTATGCTGAAAATGCTGCTAATTCTGCAAAAATGGCAGAACAATCTTTTGTAGCTTTACAACAAAATCTTGAAGATACTTTAACTCAATTTTTTGAAACAGGTAAACTTAACTTTAGAGGATTTATTACAAGCATTCTTCACGAAATGGCTAGGTTACAAGCTCAAAAAGCTGCATCATCTATTTTAGGTTTGTTTGGTGGCGGTAGCGGTGGTGGAATTGGTGGCTTTATTAGTAGTTTATTTGGCGGTGGCGCTTCACCTGCATTTGGTTCAACTGCTTTTTGGGGCGGTAAAGCTGGCGGTGGTGATATAAATGGTCCTTCAATGGTTGGTGAGAATGGTCCTGAATTATTTATTCCTAAATCAGCAGGAACTATTGTGCCTAACAACAGAGTTAATTCCCTCATGGGCAATCAACCACAAGTAGTTTATAATGGTCCTTACATTGCTAACATGCAGGCTATTGACACACAGTCAGGCTTACAATTCTTGGCTAAAAATAAACAAGGTGTATGGGCGGCTAATCAATCTGCTCAAAGATCACTTCCACAATCGAGATAATATATGGCTAATCTAAATACAATCCTTTCGATAGCTGAATCCGTAGGCATTAACGATCAAAGATTTATTGGTCAAATGATGAGCCGAAATCAAAGAATTTCTACTTCTGAAATTATTGGTGTGCAACCTTTCGGCTTTGATATGAAGCCTATGAATTATCTTTTGTATTCTCAAAATAGACAATTACTTTCATCATTAAGAGCGGCTGATCGAGAGTTTGAGCAATACCTTAATTTTGGCACTACAGGCTGGGCTAATTATATTTATTATCAAGGCGATATGACTTCTGCCGAAATTAGCGCTTGCCAATATCAAACATCTTCAGCAAATAAAACTATTGTATTAGGTTCACTACCTACAATGTCGCCTACAGAATATATTGTAAAAACAGGCGACTTCTTACAGATTGATAGATATTCTTATATAGCAACTGCCAATGTTCAAAGAGGATCAAGCTCTACAGTTAATATTCCTGTTCACAGAACTATTATGACTACACTTGCAAGCCCTATGAATGCGGTAATTGGTCAATATGGCACTACACAATCTATTGGTGGATCAACATATACAGGTGTAACTTTTCCTGTAATCCTTCAGCAATATCCTAACTATGTTCTTGTGCCTATGACTGATGATTCATTCATTCAATGGAATGGCACATTTAAGGCAATAGAAGCGGTCTTATAATGTCAAACAATATAACACCACTACAAAATACGAATAATATTAGAATGGCGGATTTTATTCGCGTTACTACTCAAGATGCTTTGGGTGATACTGTTATATATCGTTTAGCTTCTACTCCTTCCGCACTTACAATTCCTGATGTTGATCCCGAACCTTTTGATGCGCTAGGCGCATTGGTTAAAGTAGGCGATGTTCAACGAGATATTAAATCAACCGCTAATGAAACTTCAATTACTTTAGTGGGTATTAATACTGCCGAATTAGGTTGGGTATTAAGCAATAAGATTAAAGGTTCTCTTGTTGAAATGTGGCATGGCTTTTTTGATGATAATAATGAGCTTATAACTACAGGTGGCACAGGCGGTCTTTATAAGTTTTTTACAGGCTATGTCAATTCATTTAATATTACAGAGCAATGGTTTGAAGAAGCAAGAATGTATTATGGTGCAATTAATGTAAGCGCATCAAGCATTCAAATTATTCTACAGAACAGAACCGCAGGCAGATATACCAATAATAACTCATGGCAATTTTTTACACCTACAGATACTTCAATGGATCGAGTTTCTGTTATTCAAAATATTAATTATTTCTTTGGTAGGGATCGCGATCCAAGTGTTTATAGAAATTGATAAGACAAGCTAACAAATACGATATAGACAAGATAATAGACTTAATAAAAGATTTTGCGATCCAATCTAATAATCCAATGGCGCATGATCCTATAAAATGGTCAAGAAATCATGTAATGCAACTCATTACAAATATAATAGCAGGACAAGGTTTTATATTAATTGATGATGAGCAAACAGGAATATTAATGGCAGTAAAAATAGAATGTATTTGGTGCAAGGGCATATATCAATTACAAGAAATTTTAATGCACAGTAGAAGTAAAATATTGTTAGCTAGACTAATTAAAGAATATGTAAGAATAGCTGATTGTATGCTTTATGATGGAGAGATATCTGAAGCCATTATAGGCTCTTATGGTGATACTAATTTAGAAAAATTTGGAATGATTAAAACACAAAATCTTTGGCGAGTAAATAATGGTCGATAAAATCATAAGTGCTTTTTCAGCATTTAATCCTTTAAGCTTTGCTATTCAGATGGTGGCTAGTGCTATTTTATCTAAATTACTTGCACCTAGTCCACCTAGTCAAGCGGCTCAACAACCCGAACCTAATCCTGGTTCTCGCGCTCAAACTCCGCCTGCTGGCGACAACAAGCTTCCTGTTATCTATGGTCATGCTTGGACAGGCGGTATTATTACAGACCTTTCTATTACTACTGACAATCAAACCCTTTATTATGTATTTGCTTTATCTGAAGTAACCAATACAGAAACAGGCGGAACACCTGATGAAATAACTTTTGGTGATGTTTATTTTGGTGGTAAAAAATGTGTATTTGATGGCACAGATTTAACTAAAGTCGTTTCACTTCAAGATTCAAGCACAGGTGAAACTCAAGATGTTTCAGGTTATATAAATGTTTATCTTTACAAAAATGGATCGGCTAATCCTGCTAATTCATCAACAAGCGCTATATCAGTTATGAGCGATCCTAATTTAACTTATCAATGGAATAGCACAAAAACAATGACTAATTGCGCTTTTGCAATTATTAAACTTAAATATTCTCAATCAAGAAATCTAACAGGACTTCAGGCTACTAATTTTGAATTAACTAATTCAAGAAAAGCTCCAGGCGATTGCTTTTTAGATTACTTAACCTCTACTCGTTATGGTGCGGCAATATCTGTTGATAATATTGATACTGCAAGTTTAACTGCTTTAAATACTTATTCAAATCAAACAATTACATATACAACTTATAGTGGTGGATCATCTACCATGAAACGATTTGAATTTAATGGCACTTTAGATACTGCTCAAAAGATAATGAAAAATATTCAATCAATGGCAGATTGTTGCGATTGTTTGGTTAAATATAATGAGATTACAGGTCTGTGGGGTGTGATTGTTCAAAGCCCAACTTACACAGTAGCTATGGATATTAATGATAGTAATATTCTTGGACCTATATCTATTAGCCCTATTGATATTGCAAACTCATTTAATATTATTGAAACAAAATTTCCTGATGGCACTCAACAAGATTCATTTAATGCCGCAACTTTTGATTTAGCAGAAATAGCGCCTGAATTATTATTCCCTAATGAGCCTGTCAATAAACAATCAGTAAGTCTTTATTTAACTAATAATTCTGTAACTGCTCAATATATTGCCAATCGCATGTTAGAAGCAGCAAGAGAAGATTTACAAATTCAATGCGAAATTAATTATATTGGACTTGAATTAGAAGCAGGCGATATTGTTACAGTTACTAATGTCAATTATGGTTGGTCAGCTAAATTATTTAGAATATTAAAAGTCATTGAAAAATTTGGTGAAAACGGAACTGTAACTGCAACATTAAGTTTATCCGAATATAATCCTGCGGTTTATGATGATTATAATGTTACTCAATTTACACCTGCTGATAATACAGGTTTGCCTAGCCCTACAACTTTTGGCACAGTTTATCCGCCTGTAGTTACTGCACAATACCCATCTATTACTAACCCTGCCTTTACATTAAGAATACAAACTTCAAGCGCAGGTATTTCTGAATATGCCAATATATATTATTCAGCTTATCAATACCCAACTGAAGATCAACTTATATTTGCAGGCACAACAGAGGTGCAACCTGCTGGCGTTCCTTATGTGGTTGATACTTATATGCCTGATGTTCAATTATTTAATATACCCGCAGGCGATTGGTATTTCTTTTGTCAAATGGTTAATAATCTTGCTAATAGTAATTATTCTTTAGCATCAACTAAACTTGTATGGCGACCAACAACATTTCAATATACAGACAAATATCTATCTGTAGCTTATGCAGATAATATTACAGGCACAAGTAATTTTAGTTTAAGCCCTACAGGCAGACTTTATTATGGTCTTTATAATAATAACTCAACAAGCCCATCAACTATTTATTCAGACTATAAATGGTATCTAGCTGATCCTGCTTTTGGCACTAATAAATTCTTATGCTTTATAAATAGAACAGGTCGAAAGTTTAGTTTTGATACAGACTTTGCTGATTACGCTTCAGGCACAGGTCAATTTGTGCCAACCACTATTGCAGACTTTGATCCTAGATTATGGTCAGCTTTACCTGATGGATTAAATGTTATTGATCTTGATAACAAAACAGGTCAATTAATTACTACAGGAACAACGACTACAGGCACAGGACAAGTTAAAGTATCTAATACAGGCGATGGTCAATTGATTGCATCATTAGATCAATTCCTAGACTTTGGTGGACCTGCTACTTACACAGGATCAGCCGCAACGATTACAGTTGATATTTATGGTAGAGTGGTAGGCTTTACGACACCTGATAATTTCTATATGACTATTGACTATTTTACTGCTACTGCTTCTCAAACAGTATTTTCAGTAACAAGAGCCGCCACTTATATTTCAGGTCAATGCCTAGTATTTTTAAATGGTTGTTTATTATCTAGCACAGAATATACAGATACAGGTGGCGCAACAGGCACAGTTACTTTAACCACAGGCGCTACTTTAAACGACATAGTAACCATTTATTCAATGAGAGCTATATCAAGTGGGGCTTTTTATGATAATACTCATTTACAAGTAGCTACAGTAGGCGCATCAAGTATTGTTTGGAATGCGGCGGCAATGCCTTATCAAATTATTAATGCTGGCGATTTATTAACATTTAGCAATAGCGGAACGCCTACTACTTATACAGTTTCAACAGTTAATTACACTACTCGGACTATTACATTTACAGGTGCAATAACCGCTTCAGTAGGAAATGCTATATATACTTATAGAGCTTCAGGATCAAGTTATCCTGTATTTAGTCGTTTTGAAACAACACTTACTTCAGCTTCATCTTATACACCTACCGATTGGCAATTTAATTCAGGCTATGAGCTTCCTTTTTATAACGGAACTATAGTGCCTGATTCTGACTATGATATTGTAAGCAATACCTATACAAATATTCCAGCAGTATCTAGCGGTTTTTTAACCATTATTCAATTTAGCGGAAATAATACAACGACACCTACAGGCACTCCGCAAAATGTAATTACATTTACTAATGTAGGTCAAACTTATTATTCATTTAATTTTACAAGTGGGGCTTTAGGTATTTATGCAAATGGTGTATTATATGAAGGCGGTGTGGATTATACGACTTCTACTAATAGCTATACATTAACTAATAGCCCTACAGAATCATTTATAATTCAACAACAAACATTCGCTCGCGCAGGTGCGGCATAAGGGGAAAAAATGACACAAGCATTTAATTTAAGTCAATTTGCCAATAAGGTAAATACTTCAGGACAAGCTAGTTTAACAACTGCGGTATCAGGAACACTTCCTGTTGCTAATGGCGGAACAGGCGACACTACTTATACCAATGGTCAATTGCTTATAGGTAATACTACAGGCAATACTTTAACAAAAGCAACTTTAACTCAAGGTTCAGGCATTACAATTACCAATGGAGCAGGTTCAATTACTATTGCCGCATCAGGTGGTGGATCATTACAAACTGAAGTATTTACTGCTCCAGGCACTTGGACAAAGCCTTCATCAGCTACTCAAGTTAGAGTAACTGTAATTGGCGGTGGTGGTGGTGGCTCAAATTATCCAGGATTTTATGGTGGTTGTGGTGGTTTTGCTAAAGCTATAGTGCCTGTTTCTGCTCCTGTAGCTATTACAATAGGAGCAGGTGGTAACCCAGGAAGTTCAGGTGGAACTTCATCTTTTGGACCAGCAGTTTCTGCAACAGGCGGTGGTGGTGGAGCAAGTCCTCAAGGAACAAATGGAACAGGAACAGTATCAGTTGGAACAGCTTTAAGATCAGGCATATCCATAAATGCTAGCACTAGTAATAGCAACTTTTTAAATTTAAATGATACATTTACACAAGGAAAAATTCCTGCCTCAAATGAGGGTGATCCTACAACGACAACGGCATGGAGCTTATCAAATGTTCGCGGATCAGGAACACCAGGCGCTTCAGGTTCAACAGTTAATACAACAGGCAGAGCAGGTATTGGCGGAACAATTATTGTAGAATATGTAGGATAAGGATAAATTATGAAAAATGCTTTAATATCACCTAATGAATCACCTATACAATATGTTTCAGGTTGGACAAAAGATATACCACCTGAACCTATTTTAACACCTATTGAAAATTCATGTAGGGTAGCTGAAATTTCAGATCAAACCTTTGAAGTGGCTTTACCATTATTTTGGACACCATGCGATGATAATGTGATAGCAGATCAATGGTATTATAATACAAACGATAAAGAAATATATCCAAAACCTGAATCACCACCGCCACCAGCTTAAAAGGATAATATATGACAATACAAGAGTTTAAAGACAATGGATATGTTCATTTAAAAAATGTATTAGATGAACAATCATGCAAAAACTTAACTGAATATTTAAAAAATTTAGTTAATCAACAACAAACAATTAATGATGAGCAATGCCCAAAATCTCAAGCGGTGCATGGCTCTGAAAAATTTGACAAACTTCTTGAAGCATTAACGCTTTATTTTGAAGAAAAGTCAGGCTTAAAACTTTACCCTACTTATTCTTATGCTCGCCTTTATAATCAAAAAGGTGAGGAATTAAAAAATCATAGAGATAGACCTGCTTGCGAAATATCAGCAACAATTACATTAGGTTTTGAAGGTGATGTTTGGTCTATTTACATGGGCGATAATGAAGATAAAACAGTTAATGTAAATAAGATTGATATGGCTATTGGCGATGTCGTTATGTATCGTGGTTGCGATAAATGGCATTGGCGCGAACCTTATTTTGAAGGTCAATGGCAGGCTCAAGTATTTCTTCATTATGTTGATGCTAATGGTCCTTATGCTGAATGGAAATATGATAAACGAGAATCATTAGGATTAAGTAAAACTATTCAACAACCTCAAAATGAAACATTAGATGTTGCTTATGTATTTAAAAATGGTTTGTCTAATGCTTTTTGCGATAAACTTATTGAAGAATATGCAAAACCTGAAGTAGAAAAAGAACAACCATTTATTGGTGAAGGGCGCGATCCTATAGCTAATATTAATCTTGATATTAGAAATGTATTAAGACTTCCGCTTCCAATGAATCAAGGTGTAGGTGCAACACTTACTTCATGCGGATTAAATATTAACCATCAAAAATGGCAATACAATATTACTCATTCCAATCAAACAGAATTTTTAATGTATGATATCAATGGTAAATATGAAGCTCATGTTGATACTTTTCATCAGCATGGATTAGAAACAAGAAAGCTTACTGCATTAGCAATTCTTAATGATGACTTTGAAGGTGGTAAGTTTTATATTATGAATAGCCATGAAAAAATATATCCGCCACAAGAAAAAGGCGATATTATTGTATTTCCTTCTTTTATGGTGCATGGAGTAGAACCTGTAACTAAAGGAAAAAGATTTACAGTAGTTACATGGTTAGTTGGACCTTATTTCAAATAATATGGTAAAATAACTTATTCAATAAGATAAGACCATTCGCCTTCTGTAAGCATATAGGGGCGTTATTTACCTAGTGAGGAAACCATGGCTATCTTTAATAAAAATACTCTTGCCCAAGTTTCAGG